AGTTTGCCACACATAACCACCACTACCAGCAATACCAGTAGAAAAATACATTTTGTCACCCCACTGTGCCATACACACACCATGAGGGCTAGCGGAAACAATATCGTTACCAGCAGAATACTGTAAAGTAGTAAAGTTTCCACCAGTAGAACGAAACACCTTAGTGCTATTAGCCAACATTATTGTTGAGGTTGCACCAGTAAAAGAATACAGTTTTTGTGGTGACCAAGTACCAGCAACTGCTGTGGTGTTCAACCTATGTTGACCACCACGGCTAAAGACACCGCCACGGGGGTCAATTTCAACATTCAACATATCGGGTGATTCGTAACTAGCCAACTGGAATTGGTCTGCACGAAAGTTCAAGCCACCAGTAAAGTCCGATACTTCACTAATTTGTATCTGGCTCATTGCTGATTAACTTTTAGATTCTTACCCATAGTCTGCATCCAACCATTAAAGGTAGGACGACCAGATGTTTGACCAGCGTTCAAACGCAAATTAGCATGACTAGCAGGCTTGCTAATGTTAGTTGCAGCCAAAGTAACAGCCTCATCAAAAGAACGCTTATATTCACCAGACATCAAAGTGTCTTCAAGACGCTGATATACACGACTGCAAGCATAATACACTAAAGCAAAATGCAAGTTAGCACTTGCGTCCACATTGCCCTCAGCGTTAATCCAGTCAATCGGCTCACGATAAGCACGGACAGTCAAAGTACGCACATTGTTAGGCTTAGGAAACAAATGAACCTTACCTTCCCAAATGCTGTAAAATAATGGGTCACCGCTAGTGTCATACGAACCAACATATGTTTGCTCAGCCATGTCGTGACCAACCATATCTAAACGCAAACCAATATTAGTGTTATCCACAATAGACACAACCTGCGAAATCGGGTCAGCGGTAAAAGCACTAATAGGATAAGCACGCTGTTCGGCAACGGTGTTAAAAGTAAAAGTTTTTTCCAGAAAAGTCCAACGCTTTTCCAAATCCAAAATACGATAATACCCGTCACGCAGATACAGATTTAACAGCGAATCTGGCAAATCCTCGGAATCAAGGTCAGTAATGTCACGAACTGTGTCCCGCAAGTTTGCGGCACTCATCTGCACATAAGCCATTATACACCCTCATCAATCTTGTCCGCAACCTCAGCCAACGCCTTAGCCTGCTTCAGATGCCCTGCACAAAACTGCTGTCCACGCACCTTATTAGCCCCACAAGTATCCTCGTTACCAGAACACTTATCCCCACGACCAATATAGGGTCCACTAGGTGCAGCGATACGGGACTCGGATACAGCCGCAAGGCGGTATCCAGTCTGAGGAGTGCCATAATAGGCGTAAGCGGGAACACTAGAATTAGCCATCATATAACCCCAAATGTTCCCTAAGTTACTTTAAACGATTAAGGATGTCAATCATAGCCTTGGTGCTACCTTTTTTTACAGCCTGTTTGGTAGGTGTAGTGATAGCCTTAATACCTTTACCAGCAGGTCCAGTACCATAAGTTAAAGCCAACCATAAAGCATCCATAGGACCAGCCTTGCCTTTGAACAATTTATCTAGTTCAGGCATAGCAGCCAACTGACCTACACCAGAATAATTGATTGCACCAGCATAATCACCCTGCTTAAAACGGTCCCGTGCTTCCTGACCAATAGTGTAAGAATCAATAGTAGCCTTAAGACTCCCCATAGGGTCATTCTTTAAAGTATTAAACTCATCCTTGGCAAGACCACCCATAGCAGATAACACATTCCAAATAGCAGCACTACCCTTATCAAGTGCACCCATTGGTGGTGCAGCAGGCATATTTCTTACACCAATTTGTGACTCAGCATAAGCAGGTTGAGCCTCAGGAATAATAGGTGCACGCCCACCACCCATAGGTTTATTCTTCTTAAAGCGTGCAGCCATAACTAACTGCGGTTGCCGTAACGGTCAATTCTAGGGTAAGGACCCAACTTACGCTTATCAGAAACCAACTCACGCTTACCCAAATCAGCCAACATATCCTTAGCATCCTTGTCAGCAATTCCACGACCAGAAGGTTTAACTTTCTTTAAACGCTTCCACTCTTTATTCTGTTCAGCCAAAAACTTTTTACGCTCAGCAGGAGACATCTTAGCAACCCGTGGGTCAACAACACTCTTCTTAGCGTTCTTTTCCTGCTGTGCACGCAAACGCTTAGACGATTCCTGTTCAACAACCTTCTTAGGTTTCTTTGGTTGTGAACCCCTAGCAACACCCATCTTGCTATCAGCCTTCTTGATAACCGCATCAAACTTACGCTTCTCTTCCAAAGCAGATAAACGCTTCTGCGTTTCAGACATCTTTGCAGTTATACGAGCAGGCTTACTACCAGTAATAATCTTACCAGTTTTAATCTCTTGTGCACGAGCACGGCGAGAACCCATCTCAACAACTTCCTTAGCCGTCTTACTCTTGGTTTCGTTAACAATGTTAGCCAAACGCTGCTTAGCAAAAGCATTAGCCTTAGCAGAATCAGACAAAGCATCCTTTACAATAGCACGAACATCACCAAGTTTAAGTTCATAACCTTCCTTAGTGGCATATTCTTTCATCTTGTTAATCTGCTTAGTTAACATGTCACGGCGACCCTGCGAACCTTTAACACCCATACGGTTAGTGGCGTCAATAATGCGTTGAGCCTTATCAACCTCACGCTCAAAAAACGCTTTAGCCTTATTGGTCTTTAACTGGTTGGCACCATAACCGTAAGCCTCTTCAGCCTTACGATTACCTCGTTCACGACCCAATCGTTTCGCTTCCTCTGTCCTCGCTGCTTTCTTCGCTGGACGCTCAGCAGCAAGTTTAGCATCAATCTTAGCACGGTCAGCCGCACTCCTAGCCCTGTTGGCAGCAGACCGTTCAGCCTTAGTCATGGTTTTAGCGGGGACAGAAGCAGCCTTAGATGCACCACGCCGACCAGCAGTACTGGCGGCTTTTTTGGCAACAGTTTCAGTAGCCTTCGGTGCGTTAGCACCAAGGCGTTCTAATACTTTGCGAACAATGTCATCGTAAGGACCTTTAGCCATTAGTTGCTTTTCTTTGCTTTCCTTAACATCATGCGCTTACGCATGTCGTCTAATGCTTTTTTCTGTCTTGCTTGTGCTTGTGCTTCTGTTGAACCCATAATTCCTTTAGCAGCATCTTTAGCAGGAAGTGCACGCTTAGGGTCACGGGCTTCCATAGAACTACGCTTATCAGATGCTTTTCTTCCTAGTGGTGATGCACTTGCTTTAGGAATCTTGGGAATCTTAGGCAAACGGTCCCTAGGGTCACTAATGCGCTTAGGCATTTCCATTTTGTTACGCAAATCTTTATCCATCTTAGGAGGCTTAGGTTTCTTCTTCCTAGGTCCAGCATTGGGTTTAGGTTTTGGTTCTGGTGGTATCTGACTCATATAGTAAGACATTATTATTTACCGTAAACCTTTTTTCTTATCATCTTAATATCTTTATTAACAGTTTTTTGAGAACGCTTCAATGGCTTGCCAGTTGTTTTTTCAACATCTTTTCTAAGTATTCCACGAAGTTTCATTTCATCTTTAATATCAAAATACTTTGATAAACCTTTTTTTTCTGCTTTTGCAATACGGCGTGGAGTAGGATTAGCCATTGCATTAGCCTTAATTCTCATTCGCTTACCACTTTGCATAAAGACTGTTGCGGCATCATTTGTTTTTGGGCGCAAAACCTTTGTGCCCATTTCAAGAATATCATCAATAATACCACTAGGGTGACCTTGACGGGCTTCAATAGCAGATTTCTTTTTAGCAGCCATTACTTTCCTTCCTTCTTTTTCTTATTCATTTTTTCACGACCAGCCAAACGCTTCGCTTCCATCTCATCCTGACGCTTAGCCCAAGCAGCACGATTCGCTGCACGAGTTTCCTCTTTAGCAGCCCGTGATTTAGCACTAGATTCAGCCAAATATTTAGAGCGATTAGCCCAATGATTAGCAACATTAATCTCACGCTTCTCAGCACGAGTCATCTTCTTAGCACCACCACTAGGCTTCTTAGGCTTAGGTGACGGTTTAGGCGCAGCAGCAGACGCTGTAGGCGGCTTAGGTGGCTTCTTACCACCACGACCACCAGTAGCAGTCTGAGGCGTAATCTTAGGTACAGTACGGGCTGGCTTAACGGCAGCAGCACCCTTCAATGGAGCCTTAGGTGCACGGCGACCAACAGACTTGGTTACAGAACCAAGAGCCTGTTTAATTTCACTTGAACCAACATTCATCCCAGCAGCCTTAGCAGCCTTAAGGATTGCTTCCATCAAATCATCTACAGGAGGCTTAGGCATTATGAACCGTACTCCATTTTGCGTTCAGATTTACTTTCCTTACGCTCATGCGCTTTACCAGACTTATGCTTAGAGGATTTACTCTTAGGATACTGTGAGGTTTTTGTCCCCGCCTTAGGTTTAGCATCAGCATGGCTGGACAGAATCTTATATTTAACTGGCATTACTGCTCCTAGATAGAGAAATAGTGGGGGAATTGCTTCCCCCACCATTATCAATTTGTTCCCTGAAAGGGTATTATGCTCGGTAGATTGAAACCGTGTTTGCAGCAGTAAATACTGCAACATACGATGCTGATGATGCTGCGGCAACTGAGAAAGTTGCTGATGCACCAACAAGTGTTACACCCGAAGCACCAGCAGTTACCACGATTGGGTGGGTTGCTGCGGCTGCGTTAACTACGGTGAAACGGAAACTTGAACCGACACCTTCGTCTGTGAACGCTGCACCAAGTTCCGCACCAGTTGGTGTGGTCAAGGTACGGGATGCTGTTGGGGTCATGGTGTAAAGCGTTGTTGCCGCACCAGCCAGCGTTGCTGCTGACTGTACTGTTGCAGCGTCAGTTGCTGCTACTACGGTTACTGCTTCTTCCTTGGTTGCCCAAGCGGCTAGACGGCTACGGTCAATCGCACCATTGTCATTTGAAATAAGTGGCATTTTAATCTCCTAGATTAATGTTTTTGTTTTTTGTTGTTGTAATAATAATAATGGGGGCTTGCGCCCCCACTATCGTATTGGTTAATTAGGCGGTCTTAGCCGTCAACTTGCCTTGCTTTGCAGCGTTGCGGCAGGTTAGGTTACCGTAGCACATGATAAGAGCGTAACGAGCATCCAAGTCTTCTGGACGAACGAACTCTGTTTGTGCGAACCACTTAGCAGAGTGACCAACCAAAGTCAGGTACTTGCTGTTCAAGAAGTACACAACACCTGCGGTGCAATGCTCATCGTAAACAACAGGAGCAGCCTTGAACAACAGGTTCTGGAATCCAGCATCTGCGGTACGGGTGTCCGTGTAACGGAGTTGTGGTTGTAGCAATGCTTCGTACTTCTCAAACAATGTTTGGGTTGTGAGAACCATGTCTGGGTGGTCGTTACCAACAGAAACGCTGTTGTAACCAGTTGCGAGTTGTGCGAGGGTTAACGCCGTTGCGGTGTTTTCCTCATATGAACGCCAGTACTCGTTACCAGATGTTGCACGGTTGATACCGCCAACAGTTCCTGATGCTTCAACGATATTGCCTAGACCGTTCCAGTCCTTGCCACTGTTGCCAGTTCCATCGGCGTAGAACATGCGGTTGAAACCTTCACGCATTGACTCTTCAGCCTGCATGATTTTGGCTTCCAACAAGTTAATGATTTCCTGTTCGCCGTTGTTCTTGGCTTCTTCAATACCGCTAATTGCGATTGAAGCAGCATACTGCTTCCAATCGTATTCAGCAGCAGTGATTCCACCCTGTGCGGTCAATGCAATGGAATCATATCCACTGTACGATTTTACAGTTGAACTTTCTGCGTAGATGAGTGGTTCAACAATCTTCGTACCGCCGTTAAGCATACGAATACGACCCTTGTCCTGAAGGAAGTAGGTCAACGGACGAGCCGTGAAAATGTTGTCCGTGAGTTGGTCACGATAGTTTGCGAGCGTTGTACTTAGCAACGCATCAAAGTTTGGGTTTGCCATGATAATCTCTCTTTAAGAATAGTAGTTAGTTAATTTGCACCCATTTGACGCTTAGCCGCTTCCCAAGCATCCGCTACCGATGTGATAGGAACAAAAGATTCATTCGTTGTACTGGCTGTAGCCGAGGCTCCACCAGACACAACAGATGCAACACGCTTCGCTTCCAACACACCATCCTCAACTTTTTGTTGATGCTGTTGTGCTGCTTGCTCTGTCCGTGCTTTTGCTACCATCTTATCAAAAGCAATTTGCTTGTAAACGCCCTCAAGGTCATTTGAGTCCATCCGCAGAGCGGTGGTCACAACTTCCTTGACATCAAAATCAGGATACTTGGTTTGCAAACCCTGAATCTCACGCTCAATAGCCTGCTGACTCTGGTAATCCTCAAAAGATGCTATACGCTGGTCTAGTTCACGATACCTTGCCTCCACAGGGTCCATATACTCTGGTTCAGCATCCTGAACCATTGCTTGAGCCTGTGCACGACTAATACCGTAATGCTGACTTAATAGGTCAATCGTAGCCTTAGGGTCATTCTCAAGTGCCGCACTAAGCGCACTAGCAAACTGGAACTGTTCCCGTTGCTGTGATAACTCTTGCGTCTTGCGAGTATAATCCGATTGGCGTTGATAACCTGCGATAGCCTCTGATAAAGGAACTTGCAATTCCTCGCCATCAATCTTGATTGGAACTCTATAATTAGAATATTCCTCAACAGATAATGTCGGTGTATCGGGTGCTTCTGTATTTACACTAGTCTCAGTTGACCCAGTACTTTCTGGTACAGGTTCCGTTGCTGGTGTCGTGAGTTCATCACTCATTAAATATATTTCTCCTATAGAGTCCTATAATGGTTGCTCTATATAAGCATTAGGCGTTCCCTATGCTTGAGGTGGTTGTCCTTGTTGTAACATTGCCAACATTTCTGGTGGTAATTGTCCTTCGGGAGCAGGAGCAGGTGCTGGAGCACCAGTAGGTGCACCAGCCCCAGCAGTAGCGGGGACAGGAGGGGTGCCACCTGCTTGCTGCTGAGGCTGTGCGAGAAACTCGTCAGGGTTCTTAACACCGAAACCAAACTGTAGAACATGGGCAGCCAACTTAGACATGTCAACAATGCCAGCACCAGCGAACGGTGCCATAGCATCAACTAGTTGCAATGCCATCTGACGCTTAAACGATTCGTTATGTGGCTGTGTGGAACCTGCTGCTACTTCAAAGTCAAAGTCACCCTTGAGGTAGTCACGGTCAAAGTTAATCCAAATAGGTTCACCGTCACGACCCATAACACGGGCAACCTGTTCACCTTGCATAAATTGTTGTGCTAGTTGTAGCATACGGCGACCCACTTCAGCGATGGCTTGTTCAACTACAGCCAACTTATCTGAGGTTCGTGCGTTAGCAGCATCCTGCATCAAAGACGACTCTGTTGCGGTACGGCGGATTTCCGATACAGCACCACGCTGAAACTCTGACACACCAGAAATACGGTCAATGTCACCAATAATCATGTTAGACTGGTTATAGAACTCTGGTGGGTTAATAACAGCAGGGAAGGCTGTAACAACATTACCAATAGGTTCATCGCTGGAGACTGGTACCATAACATTGTCGTCATCAGACTCCAATGCTGAACGACCCAACTGGTCAAACGCTGATTCCTTATACAGATATTTGCGACTAAACTTCTTGCGATGGTTCATCATTTGTGAACGGGTTTCGTTCAACTCTAGTTGCAACGGTTCAATGGATTCCAAGTCACCAATAGGATAGAAATGGTCTGGGACATCATAGTTGCGAATCATAACAAAAGGCTGACCAAAAGCATAAGGCATCTTCATAGGTTTAACCAAGAACATGTCCGAGCCATCAGCAAATACGCTCATGGTGTTACTGGAAACATCATAGTATTCCCAAATCTCTGCGTAACCTTCATTTTTGTCGTATACTTTGCGGCGACTAGGGTCGTCCGCATAACGACTAACAGCCATAGGAGAAACATCTAGTCGTGCAGCCTTAGAGTAACGCTTATCGTTACGAACATCAGCGATAGGGCGGCGGATACGCTGCGCTATCCACTTAATGTCTTTCATTGATGTTGCATCAGGGTCCACAAAAACATCGTTAATAGAAACACGCTCAGCAAACGGACTATCTTCACGAACAATAGTGTTCGGATGTCCGATACCATCAGGGTTTGCTTCCGAAATCTCTGATTCACCTTCAACTTCTTCTTCAACAAAACGGTAACCAACTTTAATCCAACCATGACCAAAAGCCAACATGTCCTTAACAGCACGGCGGAACTCGGTGCGAATATCCTTATGCTTCCACCAATAGTTTACAACCGCTTCAGCAACAACCGCCTGTGCAGCAAACTCTGAACTAGTAGCATTAACAGTAATCTTAGGATAGTTAACCGAAATACTAGGTGAAATAACATTAATAGTAGAAAACGCAATGTTAACCAACATTTGGTCTTGGTTCTTGTAATCATCAAAATGTTTTCCACGATACAAGTCATTCATGCGCTTCCAAAGACCATCGTAACCATCTTGTTTGCGCCATTTCTTTGACGCTTCCAAACGCAACTTAGCATGCTTCAAATGGTCTGCACTATTTTTCCTAGCCATTATTCTGCATCCTTTTGTCCGTCATGCCAACCAATATGGTTATCCAATTTACTACCAATTTTATCAACTTTAGTACCAATCATCTTTAACAAGATTCTTCCCTCTGCATGTTGCTCAGTATTCTCTTTACGAAGTTTCTGTAACACCACAACAACTGGTCCCATAATAATAGCAACGATTATTGGGACCCATACGGATGAAAACATGACTCATTACATCCAGTTCGTAACTGGTTCTGCGTTGTAACCGTTAATTTTAGCCTGTTCCACAGTTTGACGCTGACGCTCAGCAACAGTAGGACCATGAAAATCTTCTTGACCATAGGTGAAACCCAATCTGACGGTACGAACATGACATGCAAAACAAATCTCGCCCCTACGAGGCAATTCTTCAGCAGAAAACTCACGCTGACACTGGGAACAAGTAAAATTGTGCATCACAAATACAAAAATTGTTCCCTAAAATTAGAAAGGAGTCCGTTGACGCACATTATGTGCACCCAAAAAGGTCTTTTCAGGACCACTAGGACCATACATATGCTGCTCCCACCACAAAAGGCTGTTAGTTGGGGGAGCCAAATCCTCACGATACTCAGGAAGCCACACATATTTTAACATCTGAACAGCAATAGCCAACGAAATCACTCTGTCATCATGTGGGCTACCAGCCATCTTACCATTCTCCTTACGCACAAAGGTGCGTAACTCGGCAATAGTCAAACGGTCATACACCTCAACACTAGCGTCACGCAAAGCAGCACTAAGTTCATCAATTAATAACGGCTTAGAAGAAGCCGTAGTACGCCAACCCAAAATGTCTGTAGCCTCAGGACGAATCCGAGCCAACTTCCGTTGACGATACAGATTCTTATAACCATACTTCTGTGCACCCTTAAGAGTAGTCAAACCGTGGTTGTTATTTTCCACACCCAACAACGCCTTATTGTACCACCAACCCAACTCAGACAACAGTTCACCAAATAGGTCTGGCTCAATTCGTCCATGCCAATGCGCACAAACAATACCAGTAGTAGCATCAATAATATGTGCAGAACTATAGTCACCATAACTAAGCCCTTCAGCGACATCAGCCCCAATCACATAAACACCCTCAGCCCTAGGGAAATCCCAAATAGACAACTCACCATCTTCAGCATAACGGAACTCACCATTACCAGCAGAATACAAATGATAATATCCATCATCAGAATCAACAGTAGTCATATCATCCAGCATCTGAATATCAAATACAGGGTTACCTGATTTGATAAATGCTTCTTCAGGGAATGATGGGTATTCTTGGTGTAGTTGCCAAGGGTGCATGTTGGCTGCCTTACTAGCATACCAATCTTCGTCACGCTCACCATCAGCAGACCAAGGGAAAAACACTCCCTTAAACTTGTTGGTTCCTGTTTGGGAACCAACCCATAACTGATGGTAAAAGTTGCCCGAACCATTAGCAGTGGACAAACCAATAACTCGTCCACCGACATCGGCTACAGGTTCAATAGAAGCCCACGCTTCCTCAGCATTAGGCAAAAACGCCCACTCGTCCACAATAACCAAATACACCGACTCACCACGAGCAGGGTCATTACTAGATGGCAATGACTCAATACTGGATTCGTTACTGAAAACCATTTTAAGTTGATGTTCAGTTGTTTGTGACGGTCCACGCTCCTTCATCCATTGCGGCATAAAACGGTAACCATACTTAGCCTTAGCCAACAACTTCACAGACTCACGCTCCGTGCGTGACAACATAACAATAAAACGGTCCTGCCAAAAAAACGCTAACCAAAACGCATAAGCAGAAACCAAAGTAGAAAACCCAATCTGACGGGCTTTCAAAACAATACTATAGCGTTCCTCCAACCAAACAGAAATAGTTTCCAACTGTGCTTCACGCAACTCAAACTTTGTTCTGCCCTTTTCAGGATGTTTAATAAACCAAAAGTTTGAACAAAAATAAGAAAACGCTTCTAACAATTCTTCGTTCGTGGCGTTTTCTGGACCACGACATTTACGAAACTCTTGCTCGTTTAATAGTTCTCTTAGTTCCATTTCGGTTCTCCGCCCCAAGGACCCCATCCATCACCGTAGCGGTTATCAGCATAATCATAAATAGCCATCATAGCCCTGCCGCTAACAATAGGATTGTATAAATCTTTACATTTTGTTAAAACACCAGCATCCTGAAGAAAACCTTGCTTAGTGTACTTGTTTGGTTTACACCAAAACTTGTTAATCTGGAATAGCCCAATAGAACCACCCATGGGGTCATCGCGGTTAATCACCGATGCGTTGCATCGTGATTCACGCCACATAATATAATCCACCTCGTACATCATGTCCTCGCTATTAGAAACCATTTCTATAATATTATAATGGTTCCAACATTTAATAGTAGGATACTTTTTAGCGTGGACAACAGTAGGTGAAGCCAACAAACATATGGCAATAGCCAACATAATTATCTTCTTCATATTACCATCCTAAATGACCGTAGTCATTGATTGGGGATATTACTTGAACAAAGCCTTAAACGCTTCGTGGACCTTCTTCGGGTCATCTGCAAACTCTGGACTAAGTTCTAGGTGGTACCAATCACCATTAGGCGAACCCGCTAAGGTTGCCTTACTATAAGAACTCCAACCCTTACGAGTACACTTATAACCCCGACCATAAGGCTTAGGAAAATAATCTAGGATTAGTTCTACGCCTAATGCGTCAGCATTGGCGACAATCATCTCAATAACCTTATTGGCTTCTTGACGGGATTTACCACGCCAACTTAAATCCATAGCCCTACCCGTTGAGTGAACACTAAGGTATTGTGGTTTTCCCTTGATTGAGCGAACACCAAATGTCCCATTATTCCAAAGGTTACCCTTGGATAATAGTGACACATGTTTTACAAAGGCTTCTGTACCTTTTCGTTTACCTTTGGCTATCCCATCGGATACGCCAGTATATTTCAAACTAGGTCGTCCTCGTTAGGGATTTCACTGAACAACGCTTCATCAGTTTTGCGATTCTCTGCTCGTTGGGCGTATTCGCCCAACCCCAGCGCAGACAAAGCAAAAGCGACAACGGTTTCAGTTGGTACATCTGGTACCAGAAAAGAAGCAACTAAGGCAACAGCAGAAGAAACAAACGCCGCTATACGGACAGGGTTGTTATAAACAAAGGCTTTAATCTTTTCCATACTATAGGGTTTTTGTTCCCTAGTAATATATCAGATTATCCAGCGTCTGGAGTTGGAAGCCATGATAATGAACTTTCATCCCAGTAAAAATTACCATCTGGTTTAGGAGTTGGTGGTTGCCAATCATGGTTCGCATCTAGTGACCAAGATAGAAATGGTTGGGCTTTAATAAATGCGTCAGCAGTTTCGTTGTAAGTAAATCCGATGCTTGCATATTGTTTGCGAATGTTGTTGTTGTATGAAGTTCGCACACAGGTCTGCCCACGAAAGTTGCCATACCAAACTTCAGGTGTTAAACCTTCAATAAGTTCAGTTTCATCAACTCCTGTTATTACTTCAGTAACAACATTGTTTTCATCTAGAAATGCGTAATGTGCCATTAGAAAGTCACCGTACCCGTTCCAGCAGTGAACTCATAAATCTTGAATCCACCAGTTGTTGTTGTTGGAGTCAAACCACCACCTGTTTTTGTTACACCACTAATTGCTTGCAAATCAGGCAAACTATCCGCATAACGAATAACCACAATTCCCGAACCACCGCTTGCACCTCCCGAAGCAGTACTTGCAAATGCACCACCACCGCCACCGCCAGTGTTTCCTGTACCTGCAACTGCGTTGTTTCCGTTGAAAACCGTACCTCCAGCACCACCACCGTTCACACCAGCACCGCCACGACTTCCGCCACCGCCACCAGCACGAACAACAGCCGAACCAGTTATTGAACTTGAAACACCTGCACCACCGTTACCGCCAGTTACAAACGCTGTTGCGTTACCACCAACAGCACCAGCACCACCACCGCCACCGCCACGAGCACTTGCTGCGGTACCACCGTTGTAGCCTTGATTTGCTGTTCCTGCTCCACCAGTAAACGATGGTTGTCCACCGCCACCGCCTGAGCCACCATCAAAACCGTTCGCATAGCCTCTACCACCACCGCCACCTGCGCTACTAATTGATGAAAACTGAGAAGGATTACCGTTGCTTTCACCACCACCACCACCACCGATGGTAACGGTTACTACATCACCTCTGGTAATGCTCAAAGCAGATTCAGCACCAGCACCACCACCCGATGTAGCACCTGTTACAGATGTTCTATAACCGCCTGCACCACCACCACCTGCTTCGTCAGATAGTCCAGGAGCACCATTACCACCACCACCGCCGCCAGCAATAACAAGATATTGAACGCTGAACACAGCAACAGTTGTAAAGGAAGTTCCACTAGACGCTGGACCAGAACCAATTATGTTCACAGCACGCAAATAAACCGTGTATGCAGTATTTGACGAAAGACCACTAATCGTAATTGGGCTTGTTGCGTCAGCAGGGCTGAGCGCAGTCCAAGACGACAGGTTAAATGAATACTCGTAGTTTGTGATAGGCGACCCACCATCATTGGTGGGTGCCGTGAATGAAATAGCAACGCTAGTTGTTGACGGAGCATTACTTAGCGATGTTGGGGCGTTAACTGGAGCCGATGCGTATGGACCACCAATAGCAAGAATCTGCATAACTATGCCGCCGTGTTGCCGATAAGTACCCATTCATCAGTAGCAATCTTCAACAAAGAAGCAGCAGCATACTGACCATTCAACTTGAACTTAGAACCCTGAGAACGCAAAGTCACACCAGCACCAGCGGCAACTGTAACCTGACCAGCACCAGTCTGAACCAAGTTAACCTGAGAACCGACAGGAAAAGCAACAGAAGCATTAGGAGGCACGGTAGCCGTAATTGCACTAGCATTGTTTAGTGTAACAACCTTGGAGTCATCAACAAGCAAAAGCGTGTATGTGGTTCCAGTTTGTGCGTTAAGAGTTAAAGCCTTAGAAACTTTACCAGCATCACTAGTTTCAACAGTGTCAAGAAGTGTTTTTACAGCAGAAAAGTTGCTGTTAACCTCAGTGGCAACAGCAGGTGTGCCGTTAACAAAAGTGTTTGGAATAGTTAGTGGCATATATTATAGTCCTTTGTTCCCTAGCCCCAATAAGCCTGTTGACCGACAAGGGCAACAGTTCCAGTTGCATTAGGGAAAGTAATAGTTCGGTCAGCAGTAGGGTCTGTAACTGTCAGAAATGTTTCAAAAGCATTATCTGTTGAACCTTCAAAACGAATCATATGACCCGTAGGTAATTCAATACCATGAATAATAGTAGGAACACTTTCACCAGCATTTAAACCAATAGCAGCAATGCTGGCAGCCAAAGAACTAACAGTAATCTTTTTAGTAGTAGTAGCACTAGTATCCACAATAGGCAAAACATCAGTTGAGGCAGCATCAATAGAGGTCAATTCCGTCAACTGTGAAATCTTAAGGTCAGCCATTATACATTACCTACTTCCAACAACATAAAAGACCCATCTTCTAGTAGCAAATCGTTCCCTAATTCATCCTCTAGGTTGGAAACCGAGAAGTCAGGGTCAGACCAAAAATTGTTTACTAGGTCACCTAAAGTGGTGCCCGTAGCACCCTGAGAAACATAATAGTCAAACTGAAGAGAACCACGAAAACCCAAACCGACATTAGACCAATGGGCATACAACAAATCACCCAAAGTGTCACCAACCGTAGGATACATAGCCTTCAAGGCGACATACATGGCATCATTGGTTGTTGTCATCGCTAGCCTTTATTGTTCTGGTTTCCAAACGGAAACGCTGTTCCGAAGCCGCATTAGCGGCAATTAACTCCGCTAACTCTATATCAGACAACTCGCTGGCTTTACCACTATGTTCAACCTGAAGTTGAACTGGAGCCAAACGACCAGTAGCCTGTAGATACAGTTTAGCCGAATTGTTATCCCCCTCAAGAGCACGCTGGAATAGATTGTCCAGCAAAGTTTGTGTTCTTTCGGGTGACTGTTGAAGTTCATTAACACGGCGTTCCCATTCTTGTTTGAACGCTGGTTTCTTTTTCCATCGTCTAAGGGTGGTTTCGTCCACGCCTTCAGTTTTGGCATATTGGTTTTGGCTGGATGGCACCCTGCCGTTAGCAGGTGTGCATAGCCAGTTTAAAAACTTTTCTTGCCTAGCATCTAGGGTGAGTTCGGTGCTTTCTGACATTCTATAGAACACCGCATGTTCCCTAGTGTGTTACAGTTGTGTTAAATATTTGTTACAGTTTTGTTACAACTTTAGGTTGTTTCATACTGGCATTAGGTTTTCTGTAAACTTGTATTGAACTTGTATAGGGAACAGCAGGTTTTTAGTATGGGGGGTAACAGGGGGGACTCAACCTGTTGGTTTCGTCCCACAAACGCCAGTGTAGTGGGGCGTTAACCGAGATAATCTATTATAAAATATAATATACAAGAAACCATGTTTAGCGTGGACAAAAGGGATGGGTGATGAAAACATTGGTTGTTATTGTAGGGACAGCGTTTTTTACATTTGGTTCAATAGCGTTGTTTACTAGGGCTGTGTTTAAAGCGTTTGATGGTATTGATTATGATTGGGATGAGTATGACCGTAAGTGACCAAGATAGAGTATTGCTAAAGTTACTTGCTAAGCGTAAGCCGAAGCCAAAGAAGTAATGGGTTACACTAAACCTGAACTGAGAAAGCGGATTGTGTCAGCCGTTAAGGCTGGAACATCTGGTGGTAAGGCTGGACAGTGGTCAGCCCGTAAAGCACAGATAGTGGCGCAACGCTATGAGAAGGCTGGTGGTGGTTACACTGGTGCGAAAACCAAGGCTCAGTCCAATCTGAGTAAATGGACTAAAGAGAAATGGACTACATCAGATGGGAAACCTGCTATTAGAACAGGTGGCACGACACGATACCTACCTAAGAAGGCATGGTCTGAACTTTCGCCGAAACAAAAGCAGGCAACAAATAGCAAGAAACTACAAGCGTCTAAAAAAGGTAAACAGTTTGTGGCGAATACACCAGCAGCAAAGAAGGCTGGAAAGAAAGCAAGGACAGCATAATGGCAACATCTAAGCGTGACCCACGGCTAGCACGAGCAGGAGTTAGCGGTTACAACAAGCCAAAGCGCACACCTAGCCATCCTACTAAGTCACATATTGTTGTAGCCCGTAGTGGTGGTACAGTTAAAACCATTAGGTTTGGTCAGCAGGGTGTTAAAACTAATCAGACTGCTGGACAACGCAAAGCGTTTAAGTCCCGTCACGCATCAAATATCTCTAGAGGACCTCTGTCCGCTGCCTACTGGGCAGATAAAGTAAAGTGGTCACCATCAAAGACTAGTCAACCCCGTAACCAGAAGTGGGTTAAGGGTTCATAATTCTGTAACACTACTGTAACATTCCCGTAACATTACTGTAACAAACCACCCCTAGCGGGGTGGTTTTTCTATATACAACACTATATGAAATAAGGGTCCCAACCTATCAGACCCCCACCCCATGTGACCAAAGTCATAGCATAGACAAGCCATATAACACCACAATCCCAAAACTGCCCTCTGGCTCTATCGTCATAGAGTACCAGACAGAGCGAGCCGTAGCCCCCCCCATGCGCCCCCCCGTCCGCATTGGGACTGGAAATCCTTGTATCCATTGCGTGGGCGGACCCGAACGCACCTTAACCCCAACTTTTTTGCTGTTACATGCAGGCGGGCGGGTACTAGCGGAGCAGACTACTATTTTGGGCTGTCATATCCTGCGGGGGCGGGCGTGAGCGTCAAAGAAGGAATTGCAACGGTTCAGCGATGAACACACATTCATTCACACATGTTAGTGTGTGGGTGAGGGCGTGTGCGTCAAAGAGGGATTGTGTCGTTCGGTGTTGCCGAGCGACTTGGTGTTCACACACACTCTAGTGGGTGGGTGTGAGCGTCAAAGAGGGAATGTTGTGGTGGTTGCGACATGGTGTTGCGACATTAGATGTCCGTGAACGGACAGCCACGAGTTATGCCGATTAGTCTGGGAGGACATCATGGCACGCAAGAAATTAGCAGTAGTTGTAATGGGTCGTTACGCAAAGTGCGACAAGTGGTGGACGGTTGCGTTTGATAACGCTACCGAAGTGTTGGAGACTGGTACGGTTGTGGATGTTCGTAAGGTGGACGGAAGCGAGCAGAAGGTCATCGTGCAGGCTTTGATTGCATCGTCAATCGTGGAGTCGGACACGCAGAACCCAACATTGTTCTACACTTACACGAAGGTGTCGGGCAAGTAGCAAGGACGAAACGGGAGTTCCCCACTCCCGTCCACGGATATTGTCCGTGCTGATGAGTCCAGTTTGACTACGCTGGGAGGCGTGTATGAGTAATGCAGTAATGGAGCGGAAACTACTGTCTAAGGGTATTTATGAGTGCCCATCGTGCAGTAAGCGGACGGAAGTGTTCGTCAAAGTTGTTGAGGTGGCTTGTGGTTGCAAGCCACAACGGGTTTCTATGCGAAAGGTAGGCAAGTGATGGATAGGAAGTATTCGGTGTGGGTTGGTGGTGGCGAGGTGAACGATTATGCGCTGGATTATGAGACAGCGTTGCGTGTTGCCGAGGGTTGGCGTAATGATGGGTATGATGAGGTTCAGATTCAGGAGGTTGCGCAATGACTACTAGACCGAAGTTTGGTTATGGTGACATCGTGTACATAAAGGGTCGTAAGGGTCATTGGATTGTCCGTGATGCTGATGAACGGTTTGATAATGCTATGATGCTAGTGTATGAGCAGAAGGCTAGCGGGTTTGTCCTGTTGGCTGTACGAGGTGCCGATTGTTATATGGTGGAGGAGAATGTATGATTACGCTAGATGCTTATGATATTGCTGGCATAGTGTTCGTAGTGTTAGTGTTTGGCTTGCTTGGGCTTATGAAGTGGGCGAGTCGTGATACTTGTGAACCTGAGGTTGGTACCATTAGGATTGTGTGGTCGTGGGAGGATATACAAATGTTGCGTCCTGATTTGTCCGAGGACGATTGCTGTGTTATGCTTATGCGTATAGGTGATAGTTTGCATAACCGTAGCATTGAGGTTGGTTGGGAGATTATGGAGTTTCTAGTTCGCATGGAAAGCGAATGATGCACATGTGGGTGGGTGTGCGTGTCAAAGATAAGGTTTCGGCTTGGCAATTCCGCCATGCCGATATAACGCCGAAAGGCAGGAGGAAATAATAATGGCTGGGAAAGCAAACATTGTGGTGAGCATTAATTGCGCCACGAAGAAAGCAATAACGAAATACAGTGAGGCTGGTCGTGAGATAGAGAACGAGTTACGCTATCTAGACCGCAACACGCTAATCAAGGTGGCAGGCTTACTTGGGCACAAGTTCGTTGGCAAGTCACCGTTGTCCTATACACAGTACGAGTTGCGTAACTTGTGCAATGAGAAGATGGAAGGTCGTACCGACATTGTGTTGGGTGCTGGTTCTCGTCCTGCGGTTCCGTCACCTGTGGTGACACAACCTAATCCGATTCTTCGTACTACGGAGCCTGTCCGTGTTACACCATCGGGTGTTGAGGATGCGTTGCGTAATGTTATCACCGAGGCTATGTCCGCTTACACCGAGAGTGGCGTGGACAAGGAAGTGGTCAATGGTATTGTTGCCGAGGCGATTAGTAATCATGCGATTGCTGTCAAGGCACAGATTGACCATCTCACACGGGTTATCCGTGAGTCTAAGCCTGAGGTGATACAGATTGACCTAACGGGTGGTGTCACTCGTAAGGTTGAGGGTCGTACACATTACCTGTTCCCGAAGGTGCTCAAGGTTGTGAACGCTGGGTTGTCGCCTTGGATTACTGGCACGGCTGGTGTTGGTAAGACGATGATGGCAGAACAGATTGCATATGCGTTGGGTCTGGAATATTCACCAGAGTCGTTCTGTTCACAGTCGTCCAAGTCGGAAATCAAAGGCTATAAGGATGGTCACGGGTTGTATCAGTCAGTGGAGTTCCGCCAACGCTTTGAGCATGGCGGAGTGTACCTGCTAGATGAGATTGATGCCGCTAATCCGAACATCCTGCTTACGCTGAACAGTGCGTTGTCCAACGGTTGGATGATGTTCCCTGATGGTAAGGTCAAGCGTCACGAGAAGTTCGTGGCGATTGCCTCTGCGAACACATACGGCAACGGTGCTACAGCCGAGTATGTTGGTCGTCAGGTGATTGATGGTTCCACGCTTAATAGATTCGTCAAGATGGATATGCAGATTGATGAGGTTATGGAGGCTGGTATCGTTGGTGACCTTAGTGTGGACGCTGATGCTGGTAGGTCATGGTTGAACATTGTGCGTAAGGCAAGAAGCAATGTCTCTGCTCATGGTCTTAAGGTTATCGTGTCACCACGAGACTCATATCATGGTGCACGGTTGCTTAACACTGGGTTCACATTCCAAGAGTGTGTGCCGATGACCTTTGCCAGTGGGCTTAAGCCTGAGCAGTTCGCTAAGGTGATGGAAGGTGTTACTGTCCCATCGGGTGGTGCTACACTATAATGGCTTGTGTGTGCCCACCCATTCTCCCAGCGTGGGTGGGCATGCTCGTCAAAGAGGAGGATTTATGAAGTTGCTAATTGGTTATTCACTAGATATGCTGTGTCGCTTATCGGGACACCGCTTATGTCACACTTGGGTAGGTCGCACGGCTTACACTATGATTAACGGAGGAGAGTAATATGAAAGTACATACAGTAGATAATGTGTGGATTGATGAGTTCGCCTCGTTAGGCGAGGCTCTCACATATGCGAAGAGCAACACCAACAGGCGTTCATCCGATACCAAGTCCGAGAAAGATTGGTATGGTTCGCCTGACCTAGACACAGCAGTGCAGATGGGCTTTGATGGTTGGCAGGAGATTCGTCCTAAGGTGGAGGCTATGTTCTCACGGATGGAGGAGCAGATTAACATGGCGATTGGTGATGTGTTTGAGATGCGCTACGATTATGGTGGCGATAGCGTGGACATTGACCGATTCCTTATGGGTGACCCTGAATGTATGTTAGAGTATGATGTGGTTCCTGCTGGTAGGATGGGTCGTGTCGTTAAGGTTCTCGTCAATGGTGCTGCTAGTTGTTCGGTTAGTGCCGAGGATATCCAACGCCGAGGTGCTTTAGCGGTAGCGTTAGTGGATGTGCTTAACAAGTTGGGTGTGGGTGTTGAGGTGTGGCTAGAAAGTGCTACCGAGTATGATAACAAGTATCATTCACAACTAATCAAGTTACATTCATCCGAGGAACGCCTTGATGTGAACAACCTTATGTTTGCTATGGCTCATCCGTCCATGCTAAGACGGGTTGGGTTTAGTATTCTTGAACAGACTGGTTGGGCACCTGCCAAGAAATGTGCACAGATTGGTGCAGGGTATGGTCGTCCACATAACCTTACACAAGCGAAGCGTATTGAGGCTGATGTTTCAATAGATAGGATTCAGAACGCAACAGGTGACCCTGTTGCGGATGGTGTTGCTTATATCATGTCCACCGTTAAAGGTCTGGACCTGCTATAATGCACAAGCGGTGCCTACGCCGTTATACAGTGGGGCGGGGGCTGGACAATAAAACTCCAGCCTCCGCTAAGGATAACAACAACAAACATATGGGAGAATATGATGGAATATGAAGTGCGGTTAGTCGTCACCTATGATGGTGCCGAGATAGATGAAAGTATTATTCAAGCGTTAGAAGATGCTGGTATCAAGGTGGATTTCATGTCTATTGTTGATGCTAGTGGCGAGTTTCATCCTGAGTTTATGAGCGTGGAGGCTTAACATGAGTACAGTACATGGGTTATTGATTCACAGTGGCGTTGGTGCCAAGGTGGAACGCATACAAGTAGGAGAACTAGAAAACATCCAGCATTATGTTGGTGGTATGATTGATGCGGTTCGTAAGCAAGTATCCAAAGACATTGTGGCTGTTGGTTATGTCCACGATGAGGGATTGATTTTGGATATGGAAATGAATTGGATTGCTAGTGCCCTGTTCATGCAGGAGATTCGTGGTCCAGTGGTTGTCGTTAATGGTTTGAGTAACGATTACGAGTATGATGGTGACAACCATGATTTGCCTGATGAGTTCATTACTTACATGCAAACCAAGTTCATTGATAAGGTTGCCGAAACATATAACGAGTCCAAACTTGTTCAGTCAATGTTGGAATATGCTTTCAACAAGGATATGATGACCGAGGATGAAGTGTCAGAATTGCTTAAGCATCTGGAACTAGGTGTTGAAGGCAATCAAGAGTCTATGGATTATGTTAATAACGAGTTCGCTCGTATTTACGAAATGATTGAACAAGAAATGACTGTTGGTGCAACCACACAATTAGTTGATGAAATCTACGACTATCTAAAGAAACAAGGAGCGTGATATGAAATCTATACAGACACCTATGTGTCCCGTATGTGGTGCTACTACGATTATGTTCGTGGATGAAATCGCTTATGAAAGGTGGCAGAGTCAGGAAATCCTTATCCAGCAAGCGTTTCCCGACATGTCGTTAGGTGAAAGAGAGTTAATGAAAACAGGATTCCATCCTGAGTGTTGGGATTCTTTATTTACCGAGGAGGAAAGTTAATATGTCATGTCCAATATGCAATGGTCCAATTCCTAATGCTATGGATGAGGGAAAATATTCAGGTGCTTTATCTCGCAGAGATAACAAGACGGAGATTTGTTCCGCTTGTGGTGTTGATGAAGCGATTCAGGATTATCAAAGATTACTAGAAAAAGGAGAAGCGTAATGAAACGGAAAGTATTCCAAGGAACATTCAGCGTAAACCTAACCGTCACAGCATATGACGAAGAGGAAGCAATAGATAAACTTTATGCACGATTAGACGAAGCAATCCATAACCAAGAGATGTGGTCTGAAGATTATGTTTTACACGAACAAGATGTTGAGGAGGTAAGTCCTAATGACTGACACATTCATTAAGGTTGATGCAGTGTACGGTATGTGGCAAGGTGAACGCATATGTGAAATCATGGGTTACACACAAGAGATGGGTCATGTGTGGACAACCGACACAATGCTCAACTACTTTGACAAACTAGTACAATGCTATGACCTGTTCCGTTCCACCAATGGATTTATGTCGCAATCGTTTGACACGATTCCGCCACTAGAACTATCAGGCTTAACATCGTTACAGAAATGGCAGCACATAAGGAACTCTGTACTAGATTATAGTAAACAGTTCCCAAATGCCGAAGTAATGGACATACTAGATAAACTGGGTGTTTCATTAGATGAGTTCTATACTGCTGTTACAGTAAACAAGAAGCAAAACATCATGAACGAAACTCAGTTCCGTTCATTCTGTTATGCCTGTCTAGCAGATAATCCTAACTTTGCTAAGATTGGCAGAGACTATGGTACTGGTGTAAACACTATGCTTTATTTCAAGAAACTATTTAGAGCAGTAAAGATGGCAAGGACAGAAGTGATTGACAAGGAGAGTGTATAATAAACCTAGAGGGTTTCGGTACTAAGGTACCTCAACCACTGTCCATGCTATCTAGTATCATTTCTAATAGAAAAGAGAATATATGAAAATAGATAATGTTAATAAGATAGTTTATGTTAGACAGTCATGGTTGAATGACATGGCTATCTGTCCAGAGAGAGCCAGACTAGGTATTATTAGACCAGAGTTTCGTACTGGTAGTGATGCCACTATTATTGGTACTGCTATTCATGCTGGTATTGAGTCGGTGTTAGATGGTAGGTCGCCTGATGTTGATGGTATGTTAGAGGTTGTTAATAACGAGTATGAAACTTTGGAGACAACGAACTATAAGAAAACTAACATTGATGAGGCTAAGATTCCCGAATATCTTGAGGCTATGTCATTGGCGTTTTACAACGACATTCTACCGCAGGTAGAATTAGGAGGCAAGGTTGAACATTATTTTAAGGTTCCTTTGGGTATTGTTGTTCAGGACTATGCTGTGTGGCTTGAGGGAACGATGGATTACATCACGCCAAGCGGGCTTATATGGGACTGGAAAACATCTTCCCGTGCTTACTACATCAAGGACAAACAGAAGTCTGCTATCCAGCCTACGGTCTATGGTTATGCGGCGCAATATGAGGGGCTAAGCAGTGGACCTGTTACAAACTTTAATTATGGTGTTATGGTACGGAACAGTCCTAGTAAGTCTCAGGTTGCCAGTATCACCCGAACGCAAGGTCACTATGATTGGCTTAAGTATTTTGTTCGTGGCGCAGTTGGGTCATGTCTTAAAGTGGGTACCGACAGCGAATGGTTTATGAATGACAGCAGTACGCTATGCTCGTCATCATGGTGTTCGTATTGGAGCATCTGTAAAGGTGCGTTCAATACGAATGATTGACAGTAACATGTTAATCTAGTAATACAAACAACAACAAATAGGAGGAAAGATATGAGTGCCGTATCAAAAGACCAAAGCATTATTTTGCAGGTCGCAGGTAAAATTGCTGCCGACTTGACGAATAAGCATGAGGACATTAGCCAAACCATTACGGATTGGTCTATTGCCTTTGATGCTGTTTCAGACGCTCTGCTCACCACAATGGGCATGAACATTGTTACACCTGAACAGGGTGAGGCTATGATTATGGAAGCATTTGGTGGTACCGTGGTAACACAATCAGCACCAGCACCAGCGTATCAGCCTGCTCCTACTAGCGGTGGATTTCAAGTCCGCATTAAAGGTCAGCAACACGGACCAATCCCTGAATGGCTACACACAGAGTGTGCTAAGGTAGGGGTTACCGAAGTGTGGGACAACCGTGATGGTTTGTCCGCTAACCCTAAGCGTCCTTGGTTCAAGGCAGTACAGGGTGACAAAGCCTTCTGGGCACCACGCAAGTAACGATAGGATGACAATGGCTCCTGATTACACGGAGCGTTGGGCGAAAGCAGGGCGGGGAGAACTTATCTCCCCGCCTCTTGCGTCTAAGGCTTCATACAACTATTATGTACCTTTGGTTAAAGCAGCCGATGATTATGTGCATTGGGCGCAAACACCACACGAACGAATCTATCTAGGGTTCCCTGAAATTGACTCACAGATGCGTGGCATTGCGCCATCGGAAATGTGTTTGATTAACGGTTACTCACATAGCGGTAAGACCTTAGTGTTACTGCAAATCCTTGCGGCTAATCGTGACAAGCGTGTAATCTATTTCTGTCCTGATGAACCACGAACCTTAACTTTAATCAAGTTGGCATGTGTTACACATGGTATTGATGCCAATGTCCTAGAGTCCAACATTACCTTAGGTGACCAAAAAGCAATATCACTACTCAGGGAAACAGCGCAAGAGTTCTTTCCGAACCTTGCGGTGTTTGACCAAACCGTGTCACTGATTGACATGGAGAGGGCATTATCTGAATATGCTGATGCTGTTGGTGAGCCACAACTAATCGTTGTGGACTACTTGGATTTGATTACTGGTGGTGGCGAGGACATACCATCCAAAGCCAATAGCATTAAAGCGTTTGGTAAACGACATAATGTACCCATGTTGGTGTTACACCAGTCGTCCCGTACAGCAGGTGCTGATGGTAAGAAGATGACGATTAGTTCAGGTGCGTTTGGTGGTGAACAACAAGCAACACATATTATTGGTGTACGCCGTAAGCGTTTTGAGATTGAGGGTTATATCCGTGAACTACAAGAGAAACTGGATAGAGCCTCTAACGCTGAACGAATCATAGAGAAAATAGAATCATTACAGTACGAGTTGCGTATTCACCAAGATACTGTGACCGTGAACTTGGTTAAGTGTAAGCGTCCAGCGTCACAACTGTTGGATGATATGCACTTCACTATTGAAGCGGGGACAGGACGGTTACATAGGTTGGAAGATGGTGTGCTACCTTATAAGGATGAACGCCCTAATCCTCCTACGATAGCCGAAATGGTTGGTGAGCAACCAAGCCTTGTAGATGCACTAACAGATTGGTGATATTATGATACCAGAGTTCTTGCTTAAAGACTTCGTAACTTTGTTTCGTGGTCGTGGCGATGTTTACGGACATGACGAGGGTCGTTGTGTCAAAGCCCCATTAACCTTAGATGTATTTCAGAATCATTTCACGGATGCACCAATCGGTGTGTACCCTATGGTTCCTCATGCTGGCGACTATTATGTTGCTTGGGGTTGCTCGGACTTTGACACAACAGATGCCTTGGATAATGCCGTCAAACTACATGACGCATTGCTAGAGGCTGGTATCGTATCTTGGATAGAGAAGTCACGCTCCAAGGGTTATCATGTGTGGGTGTTCGCTGCCAATCTTGTCCGTGCTATAGACATGCGTTATATGTTGCTTATGGCATCACAGGTGGCAGAGGTTCCAACTACAGAGGTTAATCCAAAACAGAAAGCGTTGAAGCATGGGCAGTATGGCAACTATGTTCGGTTGCCATACGCCCACATAGATGACCTGCATACTGATAGGCAACGCATAATCCTTAGGGCAACAATCAAGGACAAGCATGTGCCAATGCAACTATTGGACTTTGTGCGTAACGCTGTGGACAATCGTGTTCCAGTGGAACGCATACAGCAAATCGCTAGCATGTATGTTCCACCAGTCCACACGCCAGTAACCGTTACGGATTATGACGACTATGATGCCACACTACCTGAGGCTATGGAATCGTTATCACCATTGGGTAAGGTTATATGGCGTGATGGTCCGCTTGCTGGTAAGGACCGTTCAACTACCTTAGCCAAACTTGGGCACGAGTGTGTGCGCTCAGGTCTTAATCCCTCCCAGACTAAGACCATTGTGCGCACCGCCGATAAGCGTTGGGGCAAGTATCATCTTCGCCCCAACGGGGAATTAGAAATAGACAAACTAGTAGTGAGGGTACATTCGTGACAACAATTCTAGCGATACAAGGTGACGGTTGGGCTTGCATAGGTTCCGACACACAATGGACAGACGACTATAATCGTGTTGGTAGGATGAACCAGTCTAAGGTTATTACCGTAGGCAAATATCTTATAGGTGTGGCAGGTGACACACGAGGAGCAAATGTTGTTCAACATGCTTTCACACCGCCAGCATTACCACCCAAAGTTGGTGGTAACAAACTATCCAAGTTCATTGTGTCACAATTTGTTCCAGCGTATAAGGAATGTTTGGAATCACATGGCGCAGGCAGACCACAATACGATGACCAACCAGCGCAGTCAGCAAACGAAATCCTAGTTGTTGCTAATGGTGTTGTGTTCCAAATAGACAATGATTATGGTACCGAAGTGGATACATGTAATCTGTATGCTATTGGTTCTGGCGCACATTACGGGCTTGGTGCATTGCAGGCTGTAACAGAAAAGAAAAAGATTACCGTAGCAACAGTACGCCCGTTAATGCTTAAGGCATTAACTATCTCAGCGAAGTTTGACTCAGGTACTGGCGCACCGTTCCACATGTTTATTCAACAGGCACAAGCATGAGCCATACAATAACAGTAAACACTAAGCCTGTACCTAAAGGTCGCCCACGGATGACACGCCGAGGGCGTGTCTTTACACCGCAAACAACAATAGATGCTGAAACTATTGTGCGTGAGGCGTGGACAGGACCATGTTATGATGGTGATGTAAGTTTGGTGTGTCAGTTCACTAAAGAAGGAATCAGAATAACTGTCAGCGAAATAGCAGAAGGAACATTAACAAAATCCACATTGCGAGGTGACCTAGATAACTATGTCAAACTGTTGATGGACGGACTGAACGGAGTAGCATGGCAGGACGACAAGCAAGTAAAACTATTGATAGCGACAAAAGAGTAAAGCAATCAGACTATGACATTGGACCAAAACAATATGACTTCCACACCGACTTACGGTACGGTAAACAAGGAGAAAAACTTGTTGAAGAGTTTCTACAGACCCTTAGCGGAGGGGCGTTTGAAGTTAAAACAGACCGTTATAGAAACGGGCGCATGGTATTGGAAATGGAACACAATCCCCGCAGGGAAACTGATGAAGAAGGTAAACCTAAATGGAAGCCGTCAGGGCTTGCAGTCACTAAGGCACGCTGGTGGGTCTATGTTTACACACTTGATGGGTCGTTCATTATCGTTGATGTTCAACGCATTAAACGATACCTTAAAGGAAACAAAGACAGATTCAACCCGAAAAAATATAACAACTTCGCACAACGCAGTAGCAACCCCAGCCGAGGATACCTGCTGCAACCCGAAGATGTAATGGACCTAATGATTAATCCCGCTTATGACACAGTACCCAACATACTTTAACCCCCTATCAGATGGCAAGGACATACCTGATGTAAAGTCGTATGACCCCGACAGCACCGAATGGCTGATGATGCCCAACCAAGTTATCGTCCCAATGGTGGACGATGACGAAATGGTTGCGTTAGTTCGTGAACTTCTGTCCACGCTAGACGACATTGACCAGCAGATGATACAATTAATTTACTATGAAAGAAAAACATTTCAAGAAGCAGCACAACTCATAGGTATCAGAGCCAAGTCACATGCTTGGCGTAAAACAAAATCAGCAATGAACAAACTAGAAAACGCATTACGCAGTAATGCGCAACTCATGGAAATGTTGGAGAAAAAATATGACATCCGCAACTAAGAAACATAACTACAAAAACTTTAATCAAGCCGCACAAGGCGCATATGATTCCATAATGCTAGATGCAAAGAACACTTTGTCTGACCGCAACAAGTTTGACCCCATTGAAACCTTTATGTCACGATGGATTAAAGGACTACAATCAGGTGACTACAACTCAGACGACCTAGAGTTGGCAACAATGGTTGCCAAGCGTGCAGGAGTAGAAGCATTATACTGGCTGAGCAACAACCTAGGTACAGAGATGCCAAACATTGTTGATATCGTGTGCGCCAAGCAACACGATTACGGTCATAACAATATCACCAACTTTGGTGTAATCGGAATTGGTATCCGCTTATGCGACAAGATTGCTCGCATCAAAAACCTAGAGAACCAACCTAAACCAAAGAACGAATCCTTAATTGACTCTTATGTGGACATTGTGGGTTACGCTATGATTGCTGTTATGCTTGACGAAGAATCATTCCAACTACAACTCAAAGGAGTTTAACATGTACGGCAAAAAGGGAACACCCTACATTCTTGAAGGCGTAGAGTTCAATGTGGACCAAAAGTTTATTATTGCAACACTCATGGCTATCATAGTTTCAATACGAGAAACAAACCAAGACGAATATCCAGCAATAGATTCGGCTATAGAACATTTGGCAGAAAGCATTTATGAGCAAATCAAAGAAGTTGAACCTAGCGATACTGAACGAACAACTAATGAACCTGCATCATGAACTTAAGCAGGCTGGTGCACCCAAGACCGCTATAAGGCGTGTAGAAGATGTCGCTGTTTCTGTTCGCTGGTTAGAAGATAATCGTGAGTGACTGGGACTTTGACCCTGATGATGTAACAGAACTATCGGGTATTTTCGCTGAAATGATAGCAGATAACGAGGACGGTTTCATTATGGAGTTCGGCATCAGCCGACTCGCAGCCAAAGAACTAGTTGACCTACATAAGCAGGCAACATTAGGTATTAAATCTGCACAAGTAGCATCATGGGTGGAGTACACCAAGATAATTAATCAGGTTAAGAAAGCCTTAAGAGAAGAATACTAAGATTCTTGTGTTGTTGTTTGACTTGCTATAAGACCCTTAAGTTCTTTCTCAAGGTCCTGCAAATTAAACTTACGCCTAATCGCTTCACCACGCTGTTGTGATTCACCAATCTGACGATACGGAACACCAAACCAGTTCAACACATTACCAACCCAACGCTCCTCAAGCGATTCCTTACCACCCAACTTGCCTCCAGTTAAACGGAAACCTTGAGCCAGAGTAGGTAACGCTTGTTCAATAACATATGTAACTCTTGGGTCAATCATCATCTTGCCATTAGCATCAACATCAGCATAAGTAGTACCACCAAGGCTATATAAAACCTTAGCAACAGCAGACTCAACGCCCCGTGCTGTACGCTTATCACCAAATGGGATGTCCAATGCTACTTGCTTGCCCATCCAAAGTTCTACGGGTACACGCAATAGCGGTGTACCCATACCAATCAAACCACTAGGCGTACCAATGTCTTTCAAGTTTTGTGTCAAACGAACCATCGGTAAGTCAGGTGTAATTACAGCACCTATACCAGCACCAAATGGACCGCTCTTCTGAATCCAACTAGGAACCATTAACTCTTCGTTAACAGGGAACTCACGCTTCAAGCGTTCGTACTGAACATAAGCCTTAGGGCGTGTAGTCATCTGGGCAACCTGCAACGGTATGTTACGGCTAGTCCAAATCCAAAACGGAACATAGCGTTTCATCTTCTCATCAAACTTGGACAAGTCAGTGTAATCAAAATGAACACGGCGAATACGAGCAACCGCTTCATCAAAGTTCATGCCACGGCGAAACGAATCCAACGCCATTGGAATACGCAAAGCGTTTTCCACAAGGTCATTCTTACGGCTATAAAAACCTAAATAACTATTGCTTGCACGGGTAATAACATTACCGTTAGCACCCTCAAGACCGAAAGTTGGTAATGCAAAGTCATCACTTTGTCCACGCCCAGTAGCAGCGACAACCTGTTGAACAAACTCTGCTTCAGCAAGTTGCTCAGGTGTAGTTAAACCAGCCCTAGCAGTCCAGTTGGCATAAGTTTCACCAACACGAATCTTTGCCTTAGAGTCTGCTTGTGCCCTAGCCCACTGCAAACCAATACGCATCTCGTCCAAGCCAACACCATCAGCATAGTTCATAAAGGCACCAGAGAAACCGTTACGCATAAAGAAACCTACGGAAGCGGTGACATACCGCTTCCAATAGTTGTTAAGGTTATTAACATACTTCCACATCTTCTCTGCCTCAGCAGTGTCACGCAACTTCTTAAGGTTAGGTGCCCACTTAGCGGCAACCTCATCAGGAACCTGAACACCCATACCTTCAAGTTCTTTCCAACCTTTTTCAGTATCTTCAAATGTAACTTTCATAAGGTCACCAACTTGCGCCCTAGTAAGTTTCAAAGCGTTATCAGCAATCTCGGCATCAATCTTACCCAACTCTATTTCACCAGCATGAACCAAAGTTATAACACGCTCATAAGCGTCCCTAAGAGCAGGGTCAAAATCAAGCAACTCACTATCAGCCAAATGGCGTTCAACATCACGCACCCAAGCCGCATTAGAAGCACCAGTAGAACCCTTAGCAGGTTTCCTCATTAACAACAACTTTGCGTTGGCAACTTCGGTACGAAGTTTGCTACCCATAGTTGCGTCCCAGTTAGCAATAGCCTGAGCATTATCCAACACAATAGGCATACGCTCTTCAATAGCCATACGAGTCTCTTGAGCCTCACGGCTCAAACCAAACTCATCCGCCAACACATTATCAATCTGACGGTCAACATTCCTTGTTTCTCTAGCGAGGACAGAATCCGCTTCTGCAACCATCTTCCTTGCCTTCTTAACAGGGATGTCCTTGCCATCAACACGAACAGTTTCGGTGGAGCGCATACGCTCCGCCGCAACAATATCGGGTGTTGAAGTATCATTTAGTTCTTTTGCCAAAGCAGTTTTTGCCTCATCAAGAGCCTGAAGGTCCAAGCCTTCCGTGCGCAACGAATCACCCTTACTCATAAGGTCAAGTTCATAAGACTCCTTAGAGCCACGCAACAAACTTTCCGCCAAAGGATTATCAACAACACTTTGCCATTCATCAACAATAGAATCACCAACCATAGGGGTTGGTGTATCACTAGGTAGAATTACAGCCCACTCTGAACCAATATCATCTACATCGTTAAAGATTGTGCGCATAGGAACCAATGTGCCACGGAAACCACTATCAACAGCATCATCTGTTAAGCCACGAATAAAATCGTTTAACATACTATTAGCAACATTATCGCTGTTATCAAGAGAGAACTCCGCTGCTACTGCCTGAAAGTTTTGACGCAACCATCCAAAGAAACTTTCAATTTCAAAACTAGTAAGGTCAGCACCCTGCTCAACAGCGTCATCAACCATTCTAGTGAAATCAAGGAACCCGTCAAGTAAGTCCGCTTTAGCGGGACTTACAATACGCAATGTTTCGGAAACTTCACCAGTAGTAAATACTTCATCAACAACACTAGCCCAAGTTGGGTCCTCAATACCAACCTCACGAAAAACTCTAGCAACAGTATCCGAAACTGTTTCAGGAGAAATAACCTGTTGCATCATATCAGCATTACGGAAGTCAACCAAATCTTCTTCAGGTATAGCATGACCCATAAGGCTATCTGGCATACGCCCGAAAGTACCAAACTCATCATCAACAGGCTTAGTAGTCCACACCTGAAACGGTGCCTCAACATCAGTAGCGTCAGGAACAGAACCCCAAATCACACCATCATTAGCATAACTAGCAGATTCACGGACATCACTAAGAACACGAACACCTTCAAGTTGATTATCAACAGCATCAAGTTCAGCAACAATACGCTGACGACTAGCATCAAACTTTGCTTCACTAGACATTTCATCTAAGGTTTGACGCAAATAATCACGGCGTTTAATTAACGCTGCCTGCTCCCTAGGGACAGACCTACCATTATTCATCATACGGTTAATGCGTTCAGCAAACCATTCAATAGGCTTATCGTCAAGTTGCTCAGCACCCATGTCCACGCCAGCCAAACGAGCATACTCTTTACGCAAATCAAAACCCAACGCATAACGCTCATAAGTGTTATTCGTTAAAGCATCACGCATAGCCTCCGCTTGACGCAAATATCCACCCCACAAATCATCAAACTCACCCTTAGCATCATCAGAAACCCTAAGGCTTTTTAGACGGGCAGATTCAATAACATCAAAAATCTCATCCAACTCATTACGAATCGCATCAACCTCAGCGTTACTCAAAGACCGTTGCATATAGATGCCATCAAGAATATCTTGCAAAGTATTCGCAAAATTGTTAACAGCCCCAGCAACACCCTCCCTTGTCCCCGCTAACCTTGGAGCATTACGCACCTGAGTGCGTAACTTCTTCTGGGTCTTAGCCAGAATCTTTCCCATACGAATCAAATCAGCAGCCAACTCCTCGTCAGCAACAATCTCTTTAACAACCATAGGCTTAATAGCATCAGCACCATAACTCATAGCACGGTTAACATAAGCAATACGACTCTTAGCCTTGGCAATGCTTTCAGCATAACCTTGAGCAATAGTTCCCAAGTCATCAGCAAACCATTTGAAACCGACTTCCTCCATAGAAATCTTATTCAAACCATCAATCGTGGCATCGGTAACATCACGACCCAAAAACTTTGACATCTTAATAACTTTGCCATCTTCATCCAGAACAGGTGCACGCAACTTACGGAAAGACAAAGTACCACCAGTCTCCAACAAATCCCGTTCAGTCAAATCACCAGCACGATAACCAGATTTAGTTACAGCACCCTCACCCAACATCCAGCCCCTAGCCTCAGGAGTAATCTTGTGATACAAATGGTTTTCAATATAACCCATTTGGCTAACTTCCAAACCATAAGCATCACCAAGGTTGCGTTGAAGTTCAACAACTTCATTACGCAACTGGTCACGCCAATCCTTATAAACTACATAAACTTCTTTAGCGGTATCACTAAGACCCTCATCGGAACCACGCTCTATAGCCCTATATACATCATTGATGGTAGGGTCATCAGGAGCAGCAGCCTTAGCCTTCTCCATAGTTGTAACAATATCTGCTAAAGCCTTCCTTAATGAAGTTGTTTCAACCGACTTAGCCCAGTCACTAGAAGACATTTCCATCAAGCCCTGAATAAACTGTGGCTTATAAATGTTTTGGTTCGCACTGCGACCAAAACCCTGAAGAGTTAAATCCCTCAAAGACTCAGCAGTAGTTTTCTGCAACAACGCCTTACCAGCAGTAGTTGAACCAACAACATCACCAATAGTAGCACGGACAGGAGCGAGAGTATAACGCCAAGCCTTAGCCAAACCACTAGAATAAGGAATCTCCTTACCCATATACTTCACACCAGAAGTAATATTCTCAGCCTTACGAATAGCACTAGGAATCTCAGTAGCACCATAACGAGCAATATTAGACAACAAAGGTTTAAGTTCAGGATACTTAGGAACCAACTCCAAAGCAACCTTATTAGCCAAAGCAAATCGTGTAGCCTTAGAAGCAGCACTAGCACCCAAAGTCAGATATGTTGTTGGGTCAAAAACAGTGTCCAAGGTAAAGTTAAGTATTCCCTTAACAAACTTGTTTTGTACGCCAGCGGCTTCGGCTGCACTGAATCCTTTTGTCCGTGCTTGCTTTAAGAAGTCATCAACACTAAAACCCTTGCCAGTAAGAATGTCTGAAAGTTCTTTAACACCACTTTGACCAACCTGTTGAAATGGTGAAACAGCCTTATCATAAATGTTAAAAGCACCCTTAGCGGCTGCGATAGGCAAAGCCGAAGCAGCCTTAAGCAAACCACCAACAGGACCAGTATCCTTAACAGAACCCTTACCACCACCAGCAATCGCTAAAGCAGCCGAGCGTGCTTGAGCCGACTGAACAAAACTAAGATTAGGGTCATTAGCCAAACCGTTAACAACCTTTTTGGTTTTTAACTCTAAGATGCTTTTTTCTTCAGCAAAAGTACTCTTAGGTTTATCACCTTTTTTACCACCAATAGACAGTTGCATAACCGAACCATCAGCCTTAACATATATAGGATTGCCTTCAGCATCAAAGCCGTATCCGCTAGCACCCGACGCTTGGGGCTGCGAAAACGGCGAACGCTTAACGGACATTGCGTTTAATGTTGGTTGGCTTTACCACAGGAGAAACTACTGGAGTGACCGTTTTGGGTTTTACAACAGGAGTTTTAGGTTTAGTTACCGCAGGTTTAGTTGGCTTAAGCGCAGCAATCGCAGCATCTTCTTCCTGTTTGATTTTCTTTTCTTCATAAGGAAGCAAACCATAATTTGCCATGGTGTCAGCACGCATCTTATTTGCCTCACTAATAAGGTCGGCAATAGTTTCATCAACCTTGCTTTCCGCACCAGTTTGTTCTGCACCAATTTTTGCCAAAGCATCAGCAAACTGTTGTTCAATTCCACTCTTAACATCGGCACGGCGACCACCTAACTGTTGTAAAGCAGCCATAGTACCCATCTGTGCAGCGTTCTGCACAGCAGAACCATAATTCTGTTGACCAACATTCAACTGACTCAAAGCCCACTTCTCCAAATCACTAGTGGACTGACCCATCTGTCGTGCATAATCTGTAGCAGCCTGAACCTGTTCAGTACCTGCACCTTGCGACTGTAAAGCAGCCAGTAACGGATTATCTGCAACATTAAAGGTGCTAATAGGAACACCTTCATATGCGCTTGATGGACGGAACTGTTGCTCAAAGTTTGTTTGAGCACCAGAAACTTGTTCTTCAGCCAAGTCAAAAGCCTCAGACGCAGATTTCAAAACAGCCTTCAAATCATCATCAGTCTTGGTTTTTTGTGGGTCATACAAATCTGCAACCCTTTTAAGCATTTCCTCTTTACGAGTAGCAGCCTCTTCAATAAGAAACGCTTCACCTTGACGACCACCTCTAATTTTGCGAATACGCTCTGTTTCTTCCTTCTTTGCCTTTGCGGCAGCAGTAGCAGCAGCACTAGCACCAGCATTACCACTTTTAGAAGTTGTGTCAAGACGCTTTTGTGCCGCCTCAATAGGTGCTGTCCTAGCACTCCACCATCCAGAAGGAGGAGCCTCACCATAAATAGTTTGATACTGCGCAGCCTCATCATAAACATTTTGCCACAAAGCATTAATAACACCCTGAGGGTCATTAACCGTTTCAGCATCAGTAGGTGCTTGGGTTGGTGCTGTACGACCAATCCATTCTCGGTCACCCTTCTTGGGTGGTTCAGCCAAACTCATTTGACCAGAAGTTCCCTGACCAACACCATAAGGTGTTGAACTGGTAGCAGTTGCCTTTTTGTAAGCCTGATTAGCAGCCTTGTTTTGTGGAGTAGTACCATACAAAAGTTGTTGAGGTGACATACCAAACTGTGAAGAAAGTTGACGCAACTTGGGGTCAGATTTTTGTGCAGTTGTCAAAGGAGGAAACGGGCTTTTATTCTCACTAGGTTTTTGAGTGCTGGGTACAACCTCAAACTTTCCAGTAGCAGAATTAAACTTAAATGCCATAATAACTCCTAGTAAGCCGAATACTGCTTCAAAGCAGTAGCCGCATTAATAATATTCTGTTTCTTTTGCAACTCTAATTGTGCCAAATAATCATCCAACTCCGCCTGAGCATTAGCCTCCTGCATGGCAGCCATATTAGCCTCATCCTGCAACTGTTGAGTAGCCTCACCCAAACGCTCCTGCATATCAGCCGCATACCTAGACAGACCAGCACGCTGAATACCAGACTGCACATTAGGACCAGCCAAACCACGCTGACCATACTCAGCCATCTTGGGCTGAAAACCTTCGGTTAACTGTTGGGTCAACTTTGACAGGGACCTTTGTCCACGCTGCTGACCTAGACGGGAAGCCTGAAGATTGGCAATAGAACTACGGGCACGCTTTTTGCGTGCCGTAGCCTCAGACATACCATAATCACCATAATATGCGTCTAACATGCTCATCACTATTACCTGTTTCGTTCCTTGACCATAGATTTTAGTTCCTCAATCTCTTTAGCCATCTTAGCCAACTCTGTTTGCAACGACCTAAAGATGCTTTGTAAAGCATCCTTATCGCTACTATTTAGCACGGACAAAAAGGGTGGCTGCCACATAACTAACCCTTAACCCGTCTAGCATTATATTTGTATCCGATGCTGTTGACACCCCATTTTTGGCTGGCTGGACCAATGAACTCTAATTGTATTGACCTAGCCAAACCAAGGTTTCTTCCTGTGACCAACTTGGAACTAATAGCACCACTTGACCAATCCTCACCCCACAAGCCTGTACCCCATAAAAGGGATGTTGTTGGTGGTGCTTGGCTAATGTTGAATGTTTTTCTTTCGTTACCATTTCCTTCGGTGAAGTCATGGTAAACATTAACAGAAATGCTTTGAGCCAAATCGGACTCTTTGACAACAAAGTCTGGTCTGCGAAACATTTTCTTTTGCATATAAGACCCACCATCAAACCAACGAGTTTTATAATATGATTCAAACGCCGATGCTGTTCCAGTAATGTTATCTGATTCTTCAGAATACAAATCAACCTTCATGACATACGCCTGTGTTGGATGACACATCAAACGATAATCATTGTTTGATGCGTCAGTCCAGTTGCAACCACCAATCAAACCATAACCATCAGAAGATTGAAACTGGGTATAAACACCATCACGAATAGATGGGTCTAGGATAAAGTTAACACTAGGATATGCAACAGTTGATTGAACAGAGTATGGTGCAGAAACCCATACACGCCTACCAACCCAAGACACGCTAATAGATTCATGTTCGGCAGGATTAATATAATTCAGGTCAATCGCTGTACGCAAGTTGCTAAACATATCTTGGATGCTGGAGCCGTTATAGTAAAACAGTCCTTGGTTGTGGCTGAAAAAATATACACCATCTTCTGATTGCGCTATGGCATGATGGCTTAGGCAACCAAGACGGGTTGTTAATTCCACAACTTGAAAAGTTGCGGAATCATAACCCAAAATAGCATACACAGCATTAGGTTTAAACACAACTAACTGACCGTTAACAACAGCCATACCAGTAATACCTTGTCCGCCACCGTTTAAATCAAAATAGTCGTCCTCATCCCAGTTTTCAGGAGAGTTTTCCAAAGACCAATGAATGCGATTAGGGTAATCAACAGTGGCAATATCAACATTAGCAGCCCACATTTTGTTAGCATGGACAATAAGATGCTCAGCCGTAGGCATCTTGCGTTGCGAAGCATCAGGTGTTGTTTGCCAAGCATTAGGAGCAGTACCAGATGCTGTCAATGCTGTAGCATAAGTGTCAGTAGTTTGCCACACATAACCACCACTACCAGCAATACCAGTAGAAAAATACATTTTGTCACCCCACTGTGCCATACACACACCATGAGGGCTAGCGGAAACAATATCGTTACCAGCAGAATACTG